TTACCGGCGGTGCGGCGGCGATCCCGGAAGGGTTTGGCGATCGGCTTGAGGCCGCGCTCCTGTGGGCAAGTCCGATCCGCATGCATGCAACTGTGGAGAGGACCGAGCATGGCGGCGACGTACCTTACCCGCTCACCAACGATACCGCCAATGAAGGCGTCATCCTTCAAGAGAACGTGGCCGAAACCGAGCAGGACATGACCTTCACCCAGCTCACCCTGCACGCCTACAAATTCAGCAGCCAGAAAGTGCTCGTTCCGAATGAGCTAATCGAGGACAGTCCGCTGCTTGCCAGCCGATTGGGTTGGCTGCTCGGGTTGAGAATCGGCAGGCGCCAGAACCGCGCGTTTAGCGTAGGAAACGGCGCCTCGCAGCCCCTCGGCGTGGTCAACCTGGCTCCCGTGGGAGCCACTTCCGGCGGCTCCTCCGTGATCACCGATACCGACGTTACCAACCTGCTCGAATCGGTGGATCCGGCCTACCGACAGAATGCTCGCTTCCAATGTCATCAACAAACCTGGGCCCAACTCTGTCAGCTACGCGACGGCGCCGGACACCCGATTTACCCCCAATACTGGCCAGGGCAGCGGGTGATGGCAGGTTATCCCGTGGAGCTGAATCCCCACATGGCGACCGTCACCAATAGCAGCATCTCACTGCTGTTCGGCGATTTCAGCTTCGTGCAGGTGCGTGATGTGAGGGAGCTGCGTCTGAAGAGCTACTCCGAGGCGACCGGCTTGGCAGAAGCGGACCAAACAGCGTACAGCGCTATCCTGCGGTCCGACGCGATTTTACTCGACGCCGGCACAGGCCCCGTTAAATCACTCCAGCAGCATGCGTAGCCCGCGGCCGGCGCCCGCCTCCCTTCCCCGCCTCAACCCATCCGAGGACGACCGATGCAGCCCTTCGTAATGCCATCTCTGGATAAGTTTCACGAATACCGGGAGGCAACCCGGAAGTTGGCCCGTTTGCAGAAGCGCCTGATCGACGCCGAGGGCGAACTCCACCGGCTTGCGATCAAGACCGAGGAAAGCGACGTGACCGAGCTCGCGCGCAAGCTCCTCCAAACGGAGAAGATCGAGTTGGGGGAGAAGGACCAGGCCAGTGGCAAGAGGCGCCGGTTAAAGGAGGAAGTCCGGATCATCAGGGCTGCGATCGAGATCCAGGAAAAGGAAGTGAGCGCGGTGCAACGCTTCTGCGCGCAACTTCTCCGCCAGGAAATCGAACCCGAGCACCAGGGCATCCTGGCCCAGATCGTGGAGCACCTGGTCGCCCTGGTGTTTCTCAATCGGAAGCTGATGCAGTTCCAGGACGCGGCAAGGGCAAGCGCCTTCACCAGCTTTAACCCCTGCTGGTGGGAGCTGGCTGGCCTGCCCGGCGATCCGAGTGGCGGAGCCCTTAACTATGTCGGCAGCCTGGTCGATCAGGGGTATCTGCCCAAAGAAAACCAGCACTACCAGATTCTCCGCGCCGAGGTCGATAACCTCGCACGGCACGGAGGCCTGCAGCCCAAGCACTCACAGCCGGACGCGACGGGGAAGGGACCGGAGCAAAGGAACCCCGATAAGCTCGAGGCGCCCCAGTCCAAGCCGGGCAAGTCCCGCAAGGGCAAGGGGAAAGCCGAGGCCGCCGGCGACAAGAACCCTGGAGCCAAGAGAACGCCGACGCGGGAAGAGGTTCAGGAGCGGGTGAAGCAGGTGGAAGCTTCTCTGGGCGATTCCGCCAGCGCGCCCGCCGCTACCGTGGAGCCCGGCATGGATAGCACCGTACCCGGCCGCGACGATTACATCGGCCGGTTCTCCACCGGCAACGACGGCGACGACTTCGAGTAAAGGCGGGCACGTTCGCCAGTTCTTTCCACCAAGGGTTAAATCATGGAAACCGCTCTACGGCTCGGCAGGATCCGGGCATCGCGCCAGCAATTCATCCTCTCCTCTTTGCGGGACCTGGAGCGGCAGATTGAAGTCCACCAGCGGCGCCTCAGCCGGCTGGAAACCTTGTCCGGTCCAAAGCGTCGCTCGGAAGAGATCGACCTCGACCTTGAGCGCAGGCAAATCGAGGAGAGCAAGCGCGTCCTGATGAAACACGCCAAGAAGGTGCAGGCCGAGCACCGCGGCAAGTAGCAAGCTGAACGAAACCTGCGCCCAACCTGGAAAAGCCCCATGCACGACGATTACGAAAAACGCTTCCCAGCCGGTGCGACTGAAAGGCGCCTGACTCTCGGCCAGGTCTGGCTGGGCAAGCCGAAGCGCGCGGGCTGCGTCTTCCGCGATGAGGACATCGACCTGCAGATGGGTTCCATCTGCGGATACGCCGCGGTCTACTTTGACCCGGCGGACAAGGGAACCCAGTACGAGCTCTACGACGATTTGTCGGAACGCATCATGCCGGGCGCCTTCGACCGGGCCCTACGTGAAGGCCAGGACATTCTCTGTCTCTGGAACCACAACCCAGATTTTCTGCTCGGCAGGACGGGTTCAGGAACCACGCGCTGCTACGTTGACAAGCGCGGGCTTGCTTACCAGACCACGCTCAATGACACCACAACCGCGCGCGACGTTTTGGCCCACATCAAGCGCGGCGACTGTGACGGCAGCAGCTTTGCCTTCCGTGTGATCAAGCAGGCCTTCATCGACGGCCAGGGCGACGGTCCTGATATCAGGGAAATCTACGACGTCGACCTGCTCGACGTTTCGCCATGCGCAAGCCCAGCCTACAAATCCACCTCGGCCAAGTCCGGCAACTCCCCACGCTCCAAGTTCAAACACAAGAACCGCTCCAAGAAAACCTACTTCCGCTACGCCTAGCACCTCGGCGGCCCGGCGCCCGTGTTTTCTCCTTTCCGCGGGCATCGCCCACAGCCGGGCCGCCTGTCTCTTTTCCCGTCCCCCCATTCACGAAAGCGATTCAATTATGCCTTGCGTTACCAAGCAGATGATCCAGGCGGCGCCCAAACGGCCGCCGCTCAAGGTCGAAATTCCCGAATTGGGCGACGGCGCTTATGTGCAGGTGCGCACCGCAAGCGGCAACGACCGGGACGCCTTGGAAGCGGCGATGGTGAAGTTGGGCGAACAGCGCCTCCAGAACCTACGCGCCCGCGTCTTCCTCTGGTCCACAATCAACGACGCCGGCGAACCGATCTTCGCGAATGAGGATCTTGCCTGGCTCGGAGAGCAAGACTCCGTGATGCTTGACCGGGTTTTCGAGGCGAACGCCAAGCATAACGGAATCTTCAAGAACGCCAGCGATGCCAAGCCCGGCGAAACATCTTCGCCGGGCGACACTCTGCCCCTGCCATCCGCGGCGGCAGTCTAACCGCCCTGAGACATTCGCCCAATGGCCAACATCGGCAAAGTGAACGTGCAGCTCTCGGTTGACCCGGCGGGGACAAAGACCGGCGTAGATGCTGCGATCAACGACCTTCAAAGGTTTCAAGGCAAGCTAAAGTCGATAGGCGGCGGCTCTGCATTATTCGGCGGAGCGCTCGGGCTGAGCGCCCTCCCTCAAGTGCCCACGGACCTCAAAGGCGCTCTCACGACCACCTTCGGAATTGTGGACAAGGGCTCGCAGCAAATCCTTGCGCTGTCTGCGTCCGCCAATCGCCTCGGCGTTTCCATGCGCGACGCGGCCGCGATGGAGGTGCTCTTCGGTGACAAGGCTGAGGCAGCGTTCACGGCAATGGACCATCTCAACAAAGGGATGGGCGCGCTCCGCGCTGGCAGCGGGGGCGACTTTCAGAAGACGATCAGGTCGCTGGGTCTGGACGACAAGGCCGTTTCGAAGCTCGGGACGACCGAGGCGGCGAAACAGATCACGGCACGGATTGGAGCGCTCAACGATTCGTTCGACAAGGCCAACGCAACGTCGAAAATCTTCGGCAGGTCCGCCAATGAGATCAGCCCCGTTCTTCAGCGCCTGTCAACTGGCTTCGACGCTGCCGCGGAGAAGGCGGACCGGTTTGGGCTTGTTGTCTCCGAGGAAGCAGCACAGAACATACGCGCGCTAAAGCGCTCGCTTGGCGATGTGAAATTGGCCTTTGAAGGGGTGGAGAGGCAATCGGCGGCAACGTTCGCGAAGCCGTTAGGGGCAGTCAGCGATACCTTCTCGGCCTATATGAACAGCCTGCGAAACCAGCTCAAGCTGTACAGCGGTCAACAGAGCGTGGAGCAGTTCAATCGCGCGGAGGTGGGGATTTGGAAGAACGCGTACAACGGCCCCGCGAAGGATGCTGCCGCGAACGCCGAATTGCAAAACGCCGCGCAGAACCTGCTGCAAGACACCATCCGGCAAACGACCGACGCATGGGACAAGCAGTTTGAATCGCTCGGTCGAGGCGCCCACATCTCGCAGACTTTCGCGGCCGCCCAGCAATACCTCGACGCAGGGATGGCCCCCGACAAAGTAAAGGAGATGATGCAGCCCCTTCAGGGGTATGCCCGCGCGCTGGACGAGATTGACAGGATAAAAAGCGCTCCCGCCAGCGGCCTGGACATTTTCCAGGACGCTGATCGCAAGATCGGCAGCCTGTTCAAGCTCGCCGAGGACAGCGGATTCGACGACAAGATCACGAAGAGAGCCGAAGACGCCATGCGCGGCATCCACGTCGAACTGGAGCGAATGGCCGAAACCGCGCGCTCAACGCTGGGGCAGGAGATGCAGACGCCAGCCGAGAAGCTAAGCGCCCGGCTCGAATACCTCAAGAACCTGTACAAGGGCGTGGCCGACGCCGCCGGGACATTTGGAAGGGCAGCCAAGTCTGCACAGGAGGCAGCGCTGCAGGGCATGGGTGTACAAACCAAAACGCCGTTCGAGACGTTCCAGGAGAACGCCAAGCAGCTCCTGCAGATGCAGAGCAACCTTCCCGCTGACCTGTTCGCTCGCGGCATGACCGGCATTTACGATAACCTCCTAAAATCATCCGGTCTGGATGGCGAGGCGAAGCTTCCCAGCTTTGCCGCGTATGGCAGCCAGGAGGCCTTCAGCACCATCAACCGGTTTTACGCGGGGGTAGGCCAGAGCACCAACCCCACAGAGGTGCTCCAAGCGATGAGGGACCAGCAGGCCGCGCAAAGCGACCGGTCCAGTAGACTTCTCCAAGATATCCTCGACGCTCTACGGGACCAGTCCGTCGTCGATTTCTAGACTGCGCCTCCCGCCAAAGGGGACCAGCAAGCCCGCGGTTGATCAGCCCCGGGCTTTTTTTGCGCGCCGATCGGCAGCTGGCCGCCGGCCAGCGCAGAAAAAACCGGCTCACTAGCCGAGTGCGTGGCAGTGAGCCGGGGTGGATCCAAGCCGCTTCCTGCAGCAACAAACGATCGTAACGGCCTGGCGGGCTGGTTGGAAGAAAAAAGGCCTGCAGGTCCAGCCTGGCCTAGACCAAGCTGAACCTGCCGCTTCTGTCAATCGGCGACGATTGTACGCCGG